CGGCGCCACCTGCGCCCGGATCGTCGCGGACTCCCCAGGCTGCGCCGTGTAGTACGGCATCGCCTCGCCGCGCACAATCCATTCGCGCTGCTCGCCGGTCTCCACGTCGCGGACTATCACGATCTCCTCGCGCCCGCTGGCAATCCGATATTCTGCACTGCTGCGGTCGTGCCATTCCGCCCACCCTTCTGCCGCATCGGCGGGGTCAGTCGCCGGGATCGTCGCGCCGTCTTCCTGCTCCTGGCCCAGGTCCGGGCACCAAACAACGTATTTCGTCATCTCTCACCTCCCGCGCCCAACTGGCGCATCAACCCGGACCCGCTGAAGCGGGCCGGTTATGCTGGGCGTTAGGGGTTGTCATACTTCGCCCGCACTGCCTCGATCGTTTCGTAGACTATCCAATCTTCGCTCGTATCCCCGAGCGCCATCGTGATCGTCGCCGCTGGTGCGCCGTACTTCTCTTCGTTCGCGTCGCTCACGGCCATGATCTTGTCGCGCGCGACAAAAATCGGCTTGCCGTTGTAGCCAACAAACTCCAGCATCTTACTCATGTCAAAACCCTCTCTTCGTAGTAACCAAACCCCTAACCCTGCGTTCCAGGGGAGCGCGGGCAAGCGGCGTTGGTCTTGGCGTCGGCTTGCGTGCCGCGCCCCCTGAACTCCACGTTGGGCGTCACTTGCTCAGGCCCTTGATTACCCACCGGTAATATCCTTTTGCCTTTCTTGAGTCCACAAGGCAGTTGGGTCGTCCCGAAGCGTGCCAAGGTTCCAAGCATGGCCTGCCTCGCTGAGCTTGGCCCCTTGACCGTCCCGCTTCGGATTTACCTTTTTCAGCGTGTCGTCGTGCGCCAATTTCAGGTAATTGGAGGCATCCATCCACGAATCCAGGTGATTCGGGTCCCCGCACGCGAGCCTTGCCAGCTTAGAGGACACCATCTTAATGGCCTCTCGTTGGGCGGCGGTGAACTTAGCCCTTTTGTTGCCCCCGATTATCAGGTGCTCAATGTCCTGGGAAACCTCCGATACCTCATCGAACGGCCCGTACACCGACCCCCGTTCCTTCAGAATTTCTTCTGCTGTCTTCATATTCTTGCTCCGGTGAAATCATAACCTTCAATAGCGAGTAAACAGGGATCCTCCTGTGCCAAGACGTGGTGGCCAGCTCCCTGAATGTTTCCTCGACTGGTCGCCGTCTGAGGGCCGAGATCCGGGATCCAGGGATGACCATGTAATCCTGCCCCCATTGGGCTAAGATCAGGGGGTGTCCCCCTGCCTCGATCCTCTCCTCGAACCATCTTTCCTGCGTCACCCTGATCTCTGGCTTAGGCCCTGCTTTCAGCTCCAGCCAGCCCTCGATGCCCTTGTGACAATAGGAAAGATCAGGGATCCCCGGCGACGTGCTGGGGCTTTCGACCCAGCTAATCGACAGGGGGCTCTCCTCGACCCCCTTGAACAGCCCCTTCAAATAGGCCCTGAGATCGTATTCCCTACTGGCCATCAGAAACTAGGATCCCTACGTAGTATCTCGACGAGAACCTTTTTGGCGGCTTGCTGAAGATCCTCGTCAGCGCTATTGAGGGTATTGAGCAAGTCGGTTCGACAGTGACGCTTCGCCACTCTGGCCCTGTCCCCCACCCCGTACTGCCTGATGAAGTTCCAGTTCTCGATCTTGTCGGCGATCTTGAGCAGGGCGCAGATGTGCTCCGTAGGCCCAACTTCCTCTGGAGCCCCGTAAGTGCTGCCGTTCGCGTCGAACCCCGCCTCCCTCATGGCCCTCTTCACCGGGGTGGCTATGTCCCCGGAATACGCTTCGATCCGGTCGTGCATGATGGCGTGGTAACAAACGTCTCGCTCCGAGTACCCCACCTTCACGTGCAGATTCGTCCAGATGGCCATGCCTATCGCTGCCACGTTGAAGGAATGGGAAGCGACCGTGCTGCTGGCCGCCGTATTCACCATCGTCCAGCGTTTAACCGAATCCAGGTCAAGCATCTTGCTGATTGGCGTTTTCATGCTTCAGTGCTCCTTGTTTTGGGGTCCAGCTTCGGCCCCGGTTGATTTTCATCTTTTCCCAGAATTCTTCGGAGATATCAACACCGTTGAGGTATGCTATGTCCAGGAGGAGGATCAGGACATCGGCGCACTCTTCGCCAATGTTCTTGTCCCCATGCAGCATGGCCCCCATCAGCTCCGACAGCTCTTCCGTCATCTTCACGGCTGTGGCCATCGGATTACGATCAGGGAGGAGGGGCGAAATCCACTCAACCACCATGCCCTGCATCATCCCTATGTTCTCGGGCCACTTCATGGCGCGTTCCGCTGCTTGACGTTGTAAAGCATGGGGCCTTCGCCGATGTAGACCCTTGGAAGAGGCAATTGATTGGCGAGATAGACCGACACGATATCGGCCAACGCCGCGTTCGAGTGTTCCTTGTTGTACTGGAAGAAGTTCAGGAAGATGTGGTCCGGCATCGCGGCCAGAATGGCTTCTTGGATCTGGATCTTGGAGAACGTCGCCACCCTGCGAACCCTGCCGGTAACGGTGGTCGTCTCGGGGGCAACGCCAAGGGTCCCGAAACAGATCTCCTGTTGGTCCTTATACCAACCCCCGCTGGTGCCCTCGGGGACGTTCCCTACCCGGATCGGGTGAACCCTGCAGGACCCGTGCACGTGACGGACCATCTGCAGGGGCACGTTCGCATCGGCCAGCACCCTGGCCGGGGTGCAGTCCCGGCTGGTGCAGTGCGGGTAGAACCCCGCCGACAGCCCCAGGGAATAGCCCTGGCTGCCCTCGACCAGAATCGGTCCCGTCGAATGGTGAATGAGCGACGTCCATTGCTGGCTCGTAAGAATCCTGGCGTCAGGAACCTTTGCCAAAATGGCGAACTCGTTGTCTCTGGCGATCGCCCCCGGATTCCTCATGACCTTGTCGCACAGGGCGGCCCCCGACCCCTGCATGGTGCTGGCGATCCGCCCCAGCGACGCCCTCTCAATCTCGGCGTGCCCCTCGGTAAGAACCCCAGCCGCCTCATGGATCATCAACTGGAACTCGCCCCGAATCTTATCTTTCACGTTGGCCCATTCCTTGGCCAGACGGTCGATGCTGAACACCGATCCGGGGCCGATGCCGATGAACTCCAGATACGGGCTGAACAGGCCGGACGGCAGGACCTTGTGCACGAACTTGTTGCCCCCGAAGTCGTACGCCGTGTGGCCGGCATTGGGCATGTTGACAGAGATGGCCCCCGTGTAGCGCTCCCTGGTGGAAAGATAGGCCGACAGCAAGCCCTTGCCCGTGCTGCCGAACTGCAAATCAACCACCACATCTACTCTCTTACTCATGTCGTTTCTCCTGTTGAATTACTGCTCCACGCGGCATCCCCGCACCCATAGTATACCATACCCACGCTGCCCTGCATAGTATCAACCCTGCCCCAGAGCTTTATGCAGACGATTCATTAGATCGTCCTTCGAGGGGACTTCGGCGATGTCGCCGGACACCGAGAATCCGTATCGTTCGATCCTGCTCGAAAACACCGCCAGCTGCAGCACGTCGTACCGGCTGACCCCTGTATCTTTCGCCCATCCCCTATACTCGGCATACAGCTCGTACTTTCGGACTTTCCTGGGCCACCGGATATCGTCGCCCACAGATGCCTCTGTGTCGATCGTGTCGAAAGTGCCCTTGGCCAGGGCCTCGTTGAGCCAATGCATCACGCTATCGTGCCCCGCTGACATCGCTCGCTGCTCCAACAGGGCATCAGTTACGGGGGCCAGCCGCAAGTCTCTGGTGATCTTCCGGTTCAGCAGCAGGTGCAGCAGGGCTGCCCGGCCCCCGTTGTTCATCTCGTCAGACAGCCGATCGAAATACTCCCTGTTCCCAACCTTACTGCCACTGACATTCAGCACGCACCATCGCCGGGATTGAGGGCCAGCCGGGATTATCCAGTCCTCGTTGGACGCGATTATCACCCTGGCCAAATTGTCGACCTCGACGGCATCGATCCCTTTGGCCTCTCGGTGGATTCGCGTCTCGGTGATCCTGCCCTTCAGTATGTTCGCCGCTTTCCTATCCCCTGGCCACAGGACCTCATCGGCATAAATAACGATGCTGTCCGCCAGATAGCTGTTGAACTTCCCGGTTAACCTTTCGGAGTCGATGATGTGGGAATAATGAGCGCCGAATAGTTTGCCGAAATTGTCCGCAAACACCCCCTTCCCGCACCCCTCGATTCCCCGGAGGACCACGCAGCAACCTTTCACCAGGCGGGAGTCCTGTACGCAGTCTGCCATCCAGTCCAGCAGCCACCCGTAAATAGTCTCGTCGCCTGAGCAAATCACCGTCCTGAGATGGAACAAGTACAGGTCGCAGGATGCGGTCTCGCTTGGCTCGACGCCCCAACCGTCCCAGATGTTTAGCATGTTCGACGGCCCATCGTCCCGAGGGTAAATGCCCATCCCGCTGTACGCCCTCCTCAACGGCGACGCCAGCCAAATGTCGGCCATCGGTTTTTGTGCGACCCCCCTCGAAGTATTGACGAGAATCTTCTCCGGGGCTGTCAAATCCTTGAATGATTGCATAGACAGAAAGTCAACGCTCTTGTTGTCCGCGTTGTTGCTGAAGGTGGCCATCATCAGGGATTTACTAGCCCTGACCAGAGCATACCTCGTGTTCATCTCCAAGACTCTCTCCTCCACCTCGGATTCATTCCCAGAGGAGGTGACGTCCCCCGGCATCGGTCGCCAGCCGGAGTTCTTGGCCATGAACAGCAGGGTACCGAATCCCACAGGGCCGTCGTCGTTGAAAGACTTCCACCGAAATCCGCACTCCCCGTCTTTCCTCCTCTCGCCCCTGATTGACCATTCGTCCCACAGAGCGAACCCATTCTCGCCCTGGCAGGACTTTAGGGCCATTCCGACCTTGACCCATTCCTCATACGACAAGTCATTTGGGTCGATCGCAGCCAGCATCCTGCTTACCTGGCCCTCAGATATCTCCGTCTTCGTGGGCTTGACGTCTGATGGGGACCAGGGCTTCCCTAATTTGTCCATCAACCACTTCGGGGCTTCGGGCACGACTCCTCCTTCCACCCACTCGTACGTATGGCCGTCGACCACTGAAGGATAAACCACAATGTGGCCGGTGTAACGGTCTGCCATCCCGCCCCTGGTATCAATGCCATTAGCCACCTTGGACGAGCTCGAAACAGCATTCTCCTGCCACTTGAACAGATGATGAAATCCTCCGGAAGGCGTCTTCTGGACAGGCCCCGCCGGGAGTGGCCCTTCCTTGTCCGTGATCTTCTTCAGTTCGATTAGCCCGGTCGTGCCCCTGACTGGCTTGGAATCGATGTCAAGTGCCATCACCCCGGTGTCGGTGCCGCAGGCGATGCCTATGTTGAACCCAGCGTACTTGCCCTCTGTCCCGAACCATCGATCAATGGTGTCCTTCTTGAGCGATGCCGACTGGTAATTGAGTCCGGTCCCTTCCGGGAGCCCCTTGTCCCCGCTTTTTATTGGGATGACAGGCAAGCCATTCCGGATGTAATAAAGAGCCGCCGCGTGCACCCTGCGAGCAAACCGCAGAGTGGGTGGCGACAGGTCTAATAAGTCCTTAGGGGATATTTCCATCACTTGGCCCAAAAATTGTCGCCTACGCCCTTGAGGTCCAGCACCAAGGGCACCCTAAACCACGGAACCCTGCTCCTGAGGGACTCCTGCAACCTATCCCTCATAGCCTTTGGATCCTCGCCCTCCGGCACGTTGATCTCATACGAATCATGCGTGTTCATGATCATCCGGCATCCGCTGTATGAGGCTTCGTCCGCTGCCACCAACCACATCTCTTTGTTGATGTCAGCTGACGTCGCCTGAATGGTCAGGCCGGATGCCTTGTACGTCTTGTACTTGTTCGGGAACCTGATCCTGCGGCCATATTTGGTTTGGACATACCCGTACTGCTCCGCGATCTTCTTGGCCTTGTCGGCCAGTTCTTTGACCCCCGGAACCCTCCTGTGGTACTCCTCGATCACCGCCATCGCTTCTTCACCGGCCTTCTTGTAGGTGATCTCCTTGCCGTCTTTTGCTCTGAATGACGACCATTCCCAGGGCATGCCCATCTGCTCCGCAATCGCACCATTCCCGCTGTTAAAGATGGCGGACAGATTGAGTTGCTTGGCGTTGGGCTGGCCGCTGTAGGTGGCATTCCGCACCAGACCGGTCAGACTGGCCACGAACGAATGGAAATCCAGCCGCTCGTCCTTGTGGTACGCGCCGATAATCGACGGGTTGTTCACCAGATGGGCGAATACCCTGACCTCGAAGCTGTGCTGATCCAGCGACGCCCATCGGCACCCCCTCTCGGGCAGGAACACCGGCTTGACGATCGCTGCGACCTCTTTGTTCCTGGCCGGGATCTGTTGGAGTGCCGGATCGACGTATGACAGCCTGCCGGACCCAGTACCGCCCTCGTCGCTCTTGTTCTGATTTATCCGGGGATACACCCGGTCGCCCACCATGTGGCCCAAGACATGGCCACCAAGAAAGGTGTCGCGGGTCTTGATCATAGAGCGGATTAATAGGATCAGCTCGGCTCGTTTATCCCAAGCCATGGCCTTGAGCACCAGCGCGTCGAGGGACGGTCCCCCGGAATTCGTTGATGGCAGGCTGGCCCCGTTGTCCGCGATCCACCCGTTATCTGTCTTCTTAGCCCCGAACAACTCCTTGATCTGCTTTGGGCTGTTAACATTAACCTGCCGGCCTATGAGAGAGTAAAGTTCCTTCTCCGACCGATCTATTTTCACCGTCAGCTCTTCCATGGCCCGGATGGCCCGATCGGCATCCACCCGGATGCCTCTGCCCTCCGCCTCAATCAGGGGCTTCATGACCCTCCGCTCGAACTGAACGATCCGCTCGATCCCCTGATGTTTGATCTCCTCTTCCTGCCACTCGTACAGGCGCAGGGCCAGCAGGGCATCCGTGGTAGCGTATTGTGCAACCATCTCGGGGGGAGCCCTGTGGATGTTTGGCATCTGCACAGACCGAGTGGCCCTTCCGCCAAACAGCTTCGCCAACTCAGGATAGATGTCCTCCTTGCCCTGCTTCAGGTATTTCGCGGAGAGAGATTCCAGGGAAAAAGAGTGCTCGTGCTCGTTGAGCAGGCAGGCCCTCACCGCTGTGTCATCAACCTGAGACAGCGGGAGATACAACCCTGTGGATTTCGCCATCCGGTAGTCAAAGCTAGCGTTATGGCAAACGATGGTGCCGGTAAATCGGCTCATCTCGTCGTTGAACCAGTCGATCGCCCCCGGATTCTGGCGTATGTCGTGGTATTCTTTGGTACCATCCGGGGCAGCGATGCTGAACCCGAACACGCGATCGACCATATAACGCAGGCCGGTAGTCTCTGTATCGAACCCTATGACAGGGCAAGAATCAAGTCTCATAACCACCCCCGTGGAAATGGGGCGGGGATTAGCCGCCCCGCTTGTTGCCTAGAACGGGATGTCGTCGTCGTCGTCGCTCAGATCGGGCGTGGTGTATCGCGGGGGCGGGGCCTTGTCTTCCTTCGGCGTCACCTGCACCGACAAGAACTTAGACCCAGGGTTGCGGGCGCCGGGACCGGCGGTCTTGATCCAGCCGCTGATCCGGTAATACTCCCCGCCGACGTTGATGGAGCCCTTGTAATCGGGGTGATTGGGGGATTCCTTCCTGTCGTTCTTGAACAGTACCCCCCGGTTGGTGTTGTCGTACTGGCCGGCCATGGTCAAAGCTCCGCTGATTCGACATGGCCTTCGCCGGAATCGGGCGAAGTGCGATCGACATCGGCAGCGCCGGACTTGATGGCCTCGTACAACTCCTTGCCCTTGTCGTAGAGCTGCTTCGTAACGAAACCGATGGCCGTGATCCTCAGGTTCCAGAACTCGCCCTTCTGCGATGATGCCTCGACGGTCGACGCCTTGTACGCCTTGGCGAAGCGGTCTGCTTCCGACATCTGGACCAGGGTGTTGAGCGACCGGCTGACCTTGAGCTTCGACTTCGACATCGACATGACGGCCTGCTGGACGCCATGTGGCAGGAGGACGAGCACGAAGTGCTGATGCGTCTCGACAACCTCGTGACTGCCGGGGTCCTGGGATGCACACAAGGCGATGTTGGCCTCTGCCTCGGTCCGGTAGGCCCCGAAGAATCCGCCCCCAGCCTTGCGGGTCTTCCAGAGCAGCCACTCCTTGCGGAAAAACACCGGGACGAAATTGACTTCGGCACCGTACAGTTCGCCGGTGACGGTGTTGTAGATCATTCCCTGCTCAGCACCGGGAATGTAGGACGGGTCGCTCTTCTTGATCTGCGGCGACAGCGCCTGCAGAACGTCGAGCCGGGGGATGATCATGTCCGTCGCCCGGACCTCTTCGCTGCCAGCGTTGCCGGCCTTGAGCCAATCGGGGCGTTCTGCTTCGACGCCGGAGATCAGGGTTGCCACTGCGTTTTCGTTTTTCATTGCACTTTTTCCTTTGTGATTGACGCCCGCATGAACGGGCTAACTTTGAACAGCTCTTCCGGGGGCTGCTTCCCGTTCTGCAACATCTCCTTCGTGATCGCCTTCATGGTAGAAGGGTGGACGTAATCGACCACCACCCCGCCGTAGCCATTGCTGGTAAGCCACTCGTAGGCTTCGTCCTTCGGCCCGACGATGGACACATACAGGTCCGACGTCAGCTGCACCCTGCCAATGCCGACAAATGACGCCGTGCGGACGCCCTCTTCAGACATCAAGTCCGGGATCTCCTTCAGCCGGATCTCGTCCAACCGCTTGATCAGCGGCTTCCACTCGGCATCCAGCTCGTCCAACCTTACCTGAATCCGGCGCATCTCGCCGGCCAGCTCCTTCAATTGATCAATGCTCATGTCGTCCTCTCCTACGTCAAAAACTCTAGTATACCACAGCTACGGGCTCGTGCATAGTATCAACTAGATCAAGGAATCTACTTCACCGCTGTTGGCCAGGGTGTCGGCCACGAACTTCGACATCACGAGCTTATTCCCGATAGTTTCAGCGATGATTTGGTCCACCTGGAGATTGGACGTCAGATCGACATACAGGCAGGAATTCGTCTGGCCGAGCCGGTGATTCCGGTCCTCGGATTGCAGACGATCCTCTAGATTGAATGTGTTGCTGTAATAGACGGCCAGCGTCGCTGCGGTTAATGTCACCCCAGCCCCGCCTACTGTCTGGCTCGAAACAAAAAACCTGATCTTGTCGTCGGCCTGGAATTTGTCGATCAGCGGCTGGCGGTCAGCCGGCGGAACAGCACCGGTCAGCACGACCGTGGCTCGATCGTACCTTTCATTCAAACGTTTGACAATAGCAGCAATCTCTGGCAGGAACCGAGCCCATATCACCGCCTTGCCGTCGAACTCTTCCAGCAAGTCCATCAACTCGTCGAGCTTCGGGTTTGACCTGAGCGGCTCCCCGGTGTGGTCGAACCCGCCAGCCACCTGCTGTGCCCTTAACATAGCCTCTAGTACGTTCTTGACCCGGTGCTCTCTGTCCTCGGACAGTTTCATCTTCAGATCCCGGCGAAGAGACTTGCACATGTCGAGCTGCTCTTTGCTGGCCGATACCTTCCTCGTCTGGTACAGCTTCGGGGGAAGGTCCTTCATGTCAGATTTTCGAATGGTATCGCTGTACGGGGCGATCTTGTTCAACAGGGTGTCTACCCTGATATAACCAACGATCTTCCTTTCCTGGAACCCGCCCATGACGCAGTATCGGGACCTGAACGAGTAATACGAAATCTCCCCGATGGCCATGGGGTCAACGAAATGCATTTGGGTGTACAGGTCCTGGATCCCCTGCGTGGCGTTGGTGCCGGTCAGGGCCAGCCGAAAACTCGCTAGCTGCGACAGCCGCAACGATGCCTTGGTCCTGCCAGAGTCGTGATGTTTAATCCGGCTGCTCTCGTCCAGCACCACCATCGCGTTGCCTGGGGTTAAGAACTCTTTGCAGATGGACTCCCCAGACCCGGCTGACAGGGACTCGATCCCCGCCACCATTATCAACAAGGGCCGCTCTTCGTCGGGCTTGTGCCAGACTCGCGGCGGCGTCTTCCCAGACTCATGAATATACAAAGAAACGGGGAACTTGGCATACCTGTTCAGCTCTTTGGCCCACACTCCTTTGATGGACGTCGGGCAAACTACCAACAGGCGCTGGATCAGGCCCCGGTCAAATCTGGCCCCGGCCAGGACGATGGTGGCCAGCGTCTTGCCAGCCCCCATAACCCAGAACAAGGCGTAGCCATTCCGGTCCCAGGCTTTGTTCAGCCCCTGCACCTGTCGGGGCCGCAGGGTAACGCCGCGAACGAATTCGTTGAAATCATCGGGCTTGTTGGGGATGGCAACCGGGGCGTCGTTGAGGATCAGGATGTCGTCACTGATCTCTTCCCTCGGCAGCGCCGCAGTCAGCAACGCTGCTACTAGCGGATTGGGCGAACAGCGCCAAGTCTTAGTCGCAGGGTGCCACCGGGCACCAGCCGACTTGGCTATGAAATTCTGGAAAAACGGGAGCCTGAGGACAATTGTCCCATCTTCAATGACTGCCTTCATCGTATCCCCCGAGGAAGAGAGTGGCGGTTTATCCGATACCGCCAAACGTGAAGGAGAGGGTGGTTATACGGTACCACCAAACGCGGGGGATCAGTCGAGCGTGCCGCCCTCGGAATCCGTGGTGTCGCCTTCGACAGCCGCCGTCTTGGCCGCCTTGGCTTCTGCCTTGGCCGCCTTGGCGGTTTCGTTGTCGGCGCGGAAACCGTCGGCGAGCTTCGTGATCTGGGCCAGGCAATCGACGGCATCCTGGTTCGATTCCAGCTGCTTGTCGGTCAGGGCGTCGCCCTCGACGGTCTTGGTCAGCTTGCGCAGGATTCCGCCGACGGTCATCCGCTTCTGGCCGTTGTTCAAGTTGTCGTACTTGCTGATGTCGACGCCGCACTCGGTGGCGATGAACAGGACCTGATCGACACTCAGGCCGGCCAGAACGTTGCCGATGACGTCGCCCTTGTGGTAGCTGCCGTTGGGACCCTTGACCATATTGGCGATGTTCGGGCGGATCCTGGCCTTCGCCGTGACTTCGGTGGTTGCTTCCATTTTCATTCTCCTCAAGTTAATGGTTGATTGGGGCCGATCGCCCCCCTGCTATGAGACTCTATTATACCACACCCGGGAGCCGGGCACAATGGGAATGAGATACTGTAACCATTGCCCCGGCCTGTTTCATCAGATTGATTCGCGTTGCTTGCGGTTGGACCGAGTGGAACGATCGACGCACGTCTTGCACTTCGAGCCGCCGGCCTTGGGGAACTTGGCCCTGTCCTTGAGCTGGCCGCAGGAAGAGCACTCCTTCAACATGCACCCCTGCGGTGCCGTACGCATCCTGGATTCGGCTACCCGCATGTTGTGCTTGTTGAATTCCACCCCGTCGGTGAAATCTTCGACGGCCAGACCGCGCCGGACCAGATCGTAAGCGGTCACCGTACCGGACTCGCGCCGAATCTCGAGGTAGATGTCGTACTGGCCGGGCATCGGCCTCTGTTCCCAGCCGGTTTCGTCGTCGACGTATTCATTGACCAGCCGGTCATACAGGGCCACGATGTGATCGATGACAGCCGGTCTGGGAACGTTGATTCCGGTCTTCGCGACGATGGCCGCGAGGATGTTTGAGGCAGCGCTGCCGACGAGCGACGCTACCGTGTGATCGATTTGGGTGCTCATTTACGGTTCTCCTTGTGCAAAAGTGATTCGAGGAAGACGGCGATCTCGCAATTGACCCTAGCCACGTTGTAGTGATGTCGGGCAGCGAGCTGGAGCAGGATGTTCTTCTTGAACCCTTTGACCCTGGTCAGCCGGATGTGGGTCACCCGAGCGTCGCTCCCGGCCTTGTTGGTAAGGTCCAGCACCTGCTGGAGAATTTCAGTTCTCTTGGTCATTTGACTTCTCCTTCATGGCTGCGATCAAGAACTTGATCAGGGGGCCGTACTTTTTGCGGTAATTGACGATCTCGGGGACTGACGATCTCGATTTGTTCCATATGTCTTCGTCAGTTGCCGCTAACCACCACCCGTGACTCATGTTAACACAACCAACCTGAGCGTGAGTGGCGGAAATGGCAATGGTCCAAGGGGTTGCGTTGATGCAAATGAGATCCCTCACCGCCCCTCCCCCCCAGTTCATGCAATACCTGCAGCCCGTGCAATACCTGCAGTGCGTGCAGTTCGCGCAGCGCGTGCAGTTCGCGCAGTACGTGCAGCCCGTGCAGCCCGTGCAGTCCGTGCAGTCCGTGCAGTCCGTGCAGTCCGTGCAGTCCGTGCAGTGCATACAGTTCGTGCAATACGTGCAGTCCGCGCAGTGCATACAGTCCGTGCAGCCCGCGCAGTTCGTGCAGTCCGTGCAGTTCGTGCAGTTCGTGCAGTTCGTGCAGCCCGCGCAGTTCGTGCAATACGTGCAGTTCGTGCAGTCCGTACAGTTCACACAACTCGCGCAGTTCGTGCAGCCCGTGCAGCCCGTGCAGCCCGTGCAGTCCGTGCAGCCCGCGCAGTTCGTGCAGTTCACGCAGCCGTTGTCGTCCATGTTCTGGGCTTTGGACTCGGCGTCATGCTGACTGATGATGCTGGTCGCAACGTTCCTCTTTTCCGTCTCAAACGTGTACATGTTCCTCTCCTACAACAGTTTGGCCGAGACAACCTCACCGTGGCTGTCAAGGACGGTCTTCACAACG